TGTTACATCGCCATCGCGCGCGCGTCGTAGCCAATACTGATTCCTTGGCACGACCGCGCCGCTCTCCGGCAAAAATCCCCTCGTTGCCGGATCGTAAACTTTGAATCCCGATCGCGGCGTGACATGGATCTTTTCCTGCATTTCGCTCCTCACTGTGGTGGCTGGATCATATCTTCAGCGTCGTCGTCGATACCATCGGTTGTGTCAAGATCGTACTTTGTGTAAAGCTTCTCGAACAGATCAAGCGACGACGCAAACGTGCCAGGCAGATCGATCGCCTGATTCCATGTGAGCGCCCACATGGCATTGCCAAGCGAATCGGACGTCGCGCTGAATAGATTTGTGGCGCTGATATTGGTAGGAGTATGAACGTCGTTCATATCCCAATTGTTGCCTGCTATCAAGTGTAGCAGCGATTCGAGCATGGCCAGCGCAAGTACGTCTCGCATGTTGGCGGGCTGATTCCGAGCAATGATGATCGCGGCCCATTGCAGCGACGCCTTGCGCTCGTTGCCTTCGATTTCGATCTTCGACACGCCAGCGCATGACACTACGATTGCAGGAGCGCGCGTGGTGTAGCGTCTAAGTTGATCGACATCGAACCGCCCGCCGTGGCTGATAACGCTTACGGCGTCTCCTAGCCGATCCTGCACGCCAGCCATGATCGTGTCGCGCAATTCGACGATCATGCTCACTGGCGCATCATCTCCCGTTCAATAAAATCCGCGATGATCTCAACGATCTCGATCTCGTCGCTATCGCTCAAGCCAAGAAAGGGGCGCGTGGCCTGCATTGCGGCGCCGTATTTTACCTCCGCCGTAACACCCGCCTCTTCGACGCCTACCGCGACACTGCGTTCACCTATCACGTGGCCAATGGAATCGCGCAGATGCCCCATTAGCTCTAATATAGAGTGCCCGCCGGCGCGCCGTAGTTGTCCGGGGTGTGGCTTGTGGCGTTTTGTGCCATGTTGGCTAGCAGCATATACCTCAGACCAGTCACGCCAAGGCTTCCCTTCCGGATCTGTCTTCTCATCCGTAATGCGCCGCCGTGTCTGGCTCTCCACAATGCTCGCAATCTTCTCAAACATTTCCTCACCGGGCGCTTCGACAATCGCGTTGATCGCCCGGACGACCCTCGACATCGCTCTTTGCTCGGGAGTAGTCACAATCCCTGCATTGTGGTGCGGGTGAACAAGCGATCCCCCGCGCTCAGATAGGCGTCGCCGCCAATGCTTGCCGGTGGATCGTCAAGCCCCAGCGAAGCGTCACCTTTGGCGATCGCCCTTAACAGCGCGACGCAATCTTCATATCGCTGGCGCCGTTCGTCGGTTAGGATGTCGTGCGTGACATGCAATCGATATATGGCGATATCGACACAGCACAGCACCAAGTGCGCTGGCACGGATGGCAACGGCAAATCGTATTTGGCCGCAATCCATGCATCGATCTCACCCGTCGCATCGTCGAGTGCGGACGCGACCACGCTTGTGTCCTCGACAAGATCGCGGTCGCGGTCGCTTGCTACGGCTAGGATTTCAACGCCATAGCGATCGATGATATCCTGTTTTGTGGCGTATGCCATATTACGTTAGATATGGCGTCACAAGCACATCGACGGTCCTGAAATCCGTGTTTGTCGCACCGCTGGCCAGATACTGCGCTTCTAGTAGTACCTTTGCAGCCGCACGATTCGATGGGCCGCACACTAGCAACGTTGGCATAATACCAAGCTTGGTGCCATTGTCGCTCGTGTAGGCCATCATCGTAGCGATGTGGCTATTGAGGTACGTGGTATCAATCGCCTGATCGCTGCAAAATGCCGTCTGCCAAAATCCGAATCCGGCCACGTCGCGCGAGCGTCCGCCGTACAGGAATCGATCCTGCATAAAGACGTCATCGGAGGTTTCCGGATTCGTCTTTTGTACCAGTTGCGCCGCTTCGCGCTGCTGGTAGATCAGCGGCTTGAGAGCACGCGAAGTATCGAACAGATACCACACGTTATTCGATCCGCCAGTGTCGATATTGGCGGCGGTGCTGCTGCCGACCGGGTGTGCGGCTGCAAAAAAAGCTTGCCCGTCGTAACACAAATCGGTGTCGCCAGCGATCAGCTTGGTATAGACCAGTTCATCGGCGTGACGGGCCGCGGCCGCACCAAGCTCGCGCATGATCGTCCCGAACGTCCCGAACGTATCATCATCGAATTTGACGCGCGGGACCGATACGGTACTCTCCCACAATCGATTAGTGAGAGAATAATCCTCGGCCTTCAAGTCCTTGATATGCCGCGAGCCGAGCCACTCACGAAATGCCGGGAAATCGTTCAGCCAGCCGTATAGCTCTTGTTCTGTGCTGGATGGCACACGTGTAGCAAGCTTGCCCCACGTCGTTTCGATACCGGCAAATCCAGCTTGAAACTCCTTCTTGAATCCGGTAAAAACCGCCGAGAGATTCTGAGTGTTGACAATCATTTTTCATCCCCTCCCTAGGAAGCAAGTTCCATTTCGATATACCGGATATGCACTGTCAGTGCTCCGGCGGTGAGATCGTCTAGCTCGGTCGCTGTGTAAGTGAGGATCGGAGCGTAGGCCGCCTCAAAATGCGGAACGCTTTCGGCACCCCATACAATCGTCGCCCACCCCGCCGCAATGCTATCGAGCGTGAACGCTTCGATCAATCCGTTTGTGTCATTGGTGTCACCCAGAATCACTGCGGCGTCTGCCTCGCCAGCGAATGCAGTGTCAATCTCAAGGGCGGCGCCGAGGACCATTACGTTCGTCGGGAACCCGGAACTAATGTCGTGCGTCGTACTGGTACCCGTTCCGGCATCTTCCCAATCTGACGTGGCAGTCCATGTTTTGATTGTACCACGCGCATCAGTGACACGCGGGTGAATGAATACCCACACGCCATCGGTGTCGACATCGGTAATGAGTCCGCAGACTGACCGCGTGCCGCCAGCGCTAAGCAAGGCAACCGTCTGATCGTCGACGATAAAACAGACTTGGCCGACGTCGTCCAGCGAGATCGCATCCGCTCCGGCGCTGTTCTTGAAAACGAATTCACCGGCTCGCACGGCGATCTCGTCACCGCTGGCGGCCAGCCTATTCTCGAGCGAAACACCGACAGCGGTGAGCGCTGTACTGGTACTACCTACCACAGCAAGCTGCGTGCTGGTATTGACGCAAACAATGCTGCCTTTGTAGAATTGGGCTGATGTCGTGGCGGGATAGGAGTATAGGATCCCGTCAGCCTCTTGGAGATCAACGCGATCGGCGGCTAGGGCAGTCATCTAAGCACCATTCCTTTCGGCCTCAGCGGCCTTGAATTCTGCAAACTCTTTCGGGTTTTGACCGAGCGCTTTGCATACAGCCAATTCGTGCGGCTGCAATCCGTGCGGGCCGGCCGGTTTGTCGTCGGGTTTCCTGCTATCGAGATCGGTGTCATCGCCAATCACTGCGGCCTTGTCCACGAAAGCCGCGAACATTTCAAGCCCGGACGATCGACACAATGCAAGCGCTTGATCGCGTTGTGCTGGCGAGACCTTGCCCGCCTTTACCGCAGCATCAACGGCCGCCGCAAACGATGCTTCGCGCTCCTCCTTTGTCTTGGTAGCCAATTCGGCCTCGGCTTTTTCGGCGCGCGTAAGCGTATCTGTGTAGTCACTGCGTGGCACCCACTTGTCAATCGGTGGGGTATGATCGACGGATTCCAACGCCGCAAGCGCCTTTGCTCGCCTGATGGCATCGTCGTCCGACGCATCTTCCTTTAGCCCGAGCGCGTCGAGCAGTTCTTTTGTCATCTTCTCGCTCTCCTGTTGTGTGTTGTCGTCGTAGCTACTCAACGCCTTGAGTCGCAAGGCTGGCTTGTTCACTAGGGCCACCGATGACAGCCCCAGAATCTCTCTTCCCTCGTCGTGGTACATCGCTGGCGATATGTACCGATAGGCGCGCGTCTCGATTAGCTCGCGCCCCTTATCCGTCCACGTCACGTCGCCCCACACGCTACCACGCCGCAATGCGAGGACGTCGATCCAGCCTACGGC